GGTGATGAAGAACTCACTATTAGAACTGAACTTAAGGGTGGCGTTGGGAAGTATGGTAGGCTTCTTGGTTGGCTCTATGTTGGCGAAGATACTACTTCACTAAATGAACAAATGATTACAGAGGGTTATGCTTGGGAATATGATGGCGGCACTAAACAGAAAGATTTTGAGGTCTTACGTGAAATTAGGAGATCGTTTGGGACTCTGGCAGAGTAACGACCAAGTAACACTCAATATACAGGGTGTGACCACTAGACGATTATATGCTGAGTGGACTATACCAAGAGAGGAATACGAGAATGAGTAAAACACAAGAAATATACTTAGGTAATCCCAATCTTAAAAAGGCTAATGTTGCATATGATTTTAGTAAAGAGGATGTTGCTGAGTATTTAAAGTGTGCTAAAGATCCTGTATACTTTATAAGACACTATATTAAAATCGTTTCTCTGGATGAAGGTGTTATACCTTTTACCATGTATGATTTTCAGGAAACAATGGTACAGAGTTTCCATGAACATAGATTTAATATTGCTAAACTACCTAGACAGTCTGGTAAATCTACAATTGTAACCGCATATCTACTATGGTATGTACTCTTTAATGATAATGTAAATGTCGCAATCCTCGCAAACAAAGCAGCCACTGCAAGAGAAATGTTGGGTCGCCTACAACTTTCTTATGAGAATCTCCCAAAATGGATGCAACAAGGTATTGTCGGATGGAACAAAGGGAGCTTGGAGTTGGAGAACGGAAGTAAGATCTTGGCTGCTTCTACTTCTGCTAGTGCTGTTCGGGGCATGTCCTTTAACATTATATTTTTGGACGAATTCGCATTCGTTCCGAATCATATTGCAGAGCAGTTTTTTAGTTCTGTGTATCCTACTATATCTTCTGGTAAAAAAACAAAAGTTATTATTATTTCTACCCCTCATGGGATGAATATGTTTTACAAACTCTGGCATGATGCAGAGCGTAACTCAAATGAATATATTCCTACAGAAGTTCATTGGTCTCAAGTTCCTGGTAGAGATGAGGCATGGAAGGAACAAACTATTAGAAATACTTCTGAACAACAGTTCAGAGTTGAGTTTGATTGTGAGTTCTTAGGATCAGTTGATACTCTCATTAGTCCAAGTAAGTTGAGGATCATGCCCTATGAAGATCCAATTAAAGAAAACAGAGGGTTGGCAGTTTATGAACATGTTAAAGAGGAGCATAATTATATTGTTACTGTTGATGTATCACGTGGTATTGGTGGGGATTACTCTGCGTTTTGTGTCATGGATACAACTACATTACCGTATACTTTAGTTGCGAGATATAAAAATAATGAAATTAAACCTATTATATTACCTAACATTATAGTTGATGTAGCTAAGAACTATAATGGTGCTTACATATTATGTGAGGTAAATGATATAGGAGGACAGGTAGCAGACATCATTCAGTACGATTTGGAATATGAGAATCTACTAATGGCTGCTATGAGAGGAAGAGCAGGGCAACAATTAGGACAAGGGTTCTCAGGTAAGAAGACACAACTTGGTGTGAAGATGAGTACTGCTGTTAAACAAGTTGGATGCTCTAACCTTAAAGCATTAATAGAAGATGATAAATTAGTCATTAAAGATTATGATACTATTGCAGAATTGACTACATTTATTCAGAAGGGTCAATCATTCCAAGCAGAAGATGGGTGTCATGATGACCTTGCTATGTGTTTGGTTATGTTTGCGTGGATGGCTATGCAAGAGTACTTTAAAGAGATGCATGATAATGATGTACGAGCTAGAATATATGCGGATCAAAGAGATTCTATAGAACAAGACATGGCCCCATTTGGGTTTATTAATGATGGACAGGAAGAAGATGTTATAGTAGATGCTCAAGGAGAGAGATGGGAAGTTGCGGAATATGGAGATGTCCAGCATATGTTAGACTTTAGGTGAAGATTGAAAAATATAAATAATCTTAGTTAACCGCTATCGGGATTTAATCGGAGTTTATAAACATGGCAGCCAATCAATCATCGCCAGGTATAGTTGTACAGGAGAGAGACCTGACTACTATTACCAGTCTAGCAACAGCAAATGTAGGTGTATTAGCAGCTCCATTTGAATTAGGTCCTGTTGAAGAGGTAGTTCAGATTTCATCTGAAAAGCAATTATCCGAAGTATTCGGAGAGCCTAACGATTATAATTACGAGTATTGGTTTACTGCGGCACAGTATCTTGCATACGGTGGTGTTCTTAAAACAATTAGGGTTGCATCTACTGCACTGAAGAACGGTGTTAATACAGGTACTGCTCCACTAATTAAAAATATTGATAACTATGAAGCAACTTACGAAGGTGGTACTAACGGTTGGGAATTTGCTGCAAGAACTCCAGGTAGTAAAGGTAATTCAATTGGCGTATTTGTAACTGATGCTGGTGCTGATCAAATTGCGGTTCTCCCTGCTCCTGGTTCAGGTAACGAGCACGAGTTTGTTGCTGATGAAGCAGTAAGTGCTGCTTCTGGTGCTGCTGGTAAAGTATTTAAGTATAGTATAGTATTAACAGTTGATACAGTTGTTGGATCATTTACTCCTGGAGCAACAACAACAATTAACATTGGTGGTTCTCAAGAATCAGTTGATGTTCTTGGTTATGACTCTGCTAATAAGAAACTTGAAATTGGTCTTCCTAGTGGTGGAGTGACAGGTATTCTTACTGATGATCAAGTAATCACACAGGGTACTAACACTGCTGCAATTAATGCAACTATCGAACGTCGTCTATACGTTGGTTTAGATAACAACAGCATCGAATTTGTTGCTACTGATAGCATTCAAGATACTAACTCAACTGCAATTACAATAGATTCAGTTCGTGGTGAGTACGCAGAGCGTGAGTATCTTCCTGGATTTAAGTGGATTAATGCTGGTGGCCGTCCTGGAACTTCTCAGTTTGCAGCAGCTTCTGGTGGTAGAAACGATGAAATTCATATTCTTGTAGTGGATATTGATGGTAAGATCACAGGAACTGTTGGAGCACTTCTTGAGAAATTTACTCATATATCTAAAGCATCTGATGCTAAGACTTCAGTTGGTGAAACAAATTACTATCCAACAGTAATTAAGCAGAGATCTGGTTACATCTATTGGGGATCACACGAAGCAACAGGATTTGCTGCAACTGGTACTTCATCTGATGGAGACTGGGGTCAAAGTTCTAATCGTCAGTTTAACTTATTACGTTCTGCTGCTGGTACTACAGATTTCCCTGCTGGTGCAACAACACTTGGTTCTAAGAACAATGCAACATGGTACTATCGTTTAGCAAGTGGTGTTGATTATACAGTTGCTGGATCTAACTATACTGTAGGTAGTTCTGATGTTCAATCAGCATACGATTTAGTATCTGATCCTGAGTCACAAACAATCGACTTCATCCTTACTGGTCCTTCTGGTGCTGATGATGCTTCTGCTCTTGCTAAGATAACCTCATTGGTTAATATCGTTGAAGAGCGTAGAGATTGCATGTTATTTGTTTCTCCACGTAGAGCAAACGTTGTTGGTGTAAGTAATACAACTACTGCAACAACCAATCTTGTTGATTTCTTTGATCAACTTCCAAGTTCTTCTTACGTTGTATTCGATTCTGGATACAAGTACATGTATGATAAGTACAATGATGTATACCGCTACGTTCCATGTAACGGTGACATTGCTGGACTTTGCTTACAGACAACAGAGACTGCAGAACCTTGGTTCTCACCTGCTGGTTTCCAACGTGGTGGAATAAGAAATGCAATTAAACTTGCATACACACCTAATAAGACTCAGCGTGACACACTATACAGTTCAAGGATTAACCCAATAGTTGCATTCCCAGGACAAGGAATTGTTCTTTATGGTGATAAGACTGCACAATCATTTGCTAGTGCATTCGATAGAATTAACGTTCGTCGTTTGTTCCTTACAATCGAGAGAGTAATCTCTGGTGCTGCTAAGTCACAACTCTTCGAGCAAAACGATGAAGCACAAAGAGGTTTATTCCTTAACATCGTTGAACCATACATGAGAGATGTACAAGGTCGTCGTGGTGTAACTGACTTCCTAGTTAAGTGTGATGATAGTAACAACCCAGCTGATGCAGTTGATCGTGGTGAGTTCTATGCAGAAGTATATGTTAAGCCAACACGTACTATCAACTTCATTACACTAACATTTGTTGCTACACGTACAGGTGTTTCCTTTAGTGAGGTTGCAAGCTAAATAACTCTGAGTTCGAGATGGATTCAAATAGCGGAGATATCTCCGCTATTTTTTTGTCAAAAAATAACAAATACTAAATATAGAGGAAAGGATTTAACGTTAGGAATTTTCTCATGGCTCAAAGAGGTAATATTGATACATTCAAATCGAATGTATACTCAGATTTCGCAAGACCCAATCTGTTCCAGGTGGATATAAATTTTCCTACTGATCTAGGATTGTCTAATGCTGCAGCATTAAAAACATTAGGAAACTTTGTTGTTAGAGCAGCAAACTTACCAGCATCACAGATAGGTGTTGTTGAAGTTCCTTTTAGAGGACGTGTTTTGAAACTTGCTGGGGATCGTACATTTGAACCTTGGACAATTACAATTCAAAATGATAGTGCATTTAAATTGAGAACTGCATTTGAAAATTGGATGCAAAAGATACAGGAGTATGATGAGAACTATACTGCTATTGCTACAGGAGCAGGTGGTACAACATCTACTACTGCAAATACAGTTGGTTACTTTGCCGATATGGAAGTTCATCAATTATCTAGAAATGAGAAAGGTACTTCTACTGGTGGTACTACTGGTTCAGGATCACATAAGGTTATTAAGTCTTATAAGTTCTTCCAAGTATTCCCAAGTAATATCGCTGCAATAGATTTAGACTTTGGAAATAATGACGCAGTTGAAGAATTCACTGTAGAGTTACAAGTCCAATACTGGAAGCCATTAGCAGCTGCTAACTAGGGTTTTGAAACTCACCTAAATAGAGAAGGAACAATAGAAATTTAGTAATGTCGCAGCTCTTTGGATTTAGTTTAGAGAGGGCAAAGAAGGTTCCCAAGGGGCCTTCTTTTGTTCAAAAGGATAGTTTAGATGGATCACAACCTATCGTAGGTGGTGGTTACTATGGCTATTCGGTTGATTTTGATGGTACAGTTCGTAATGATTATGAACTCATCACCCGATATAGGGAGATGGTTTTACAACCAGAATGTGATAGTGCAGTTGATGATGTAGTTAACGAAACTATCTGTGGTAATTTTGATGATGTTCCTATAGCAGTAGAGTTATCAAATTTAAAACAATCGGAAAAAATTAAGAAGTTAATTCGTGAGGAGTTCGATGAAATTCTCCGTCTTCTTGATTTTGATAATAGATCTTACGAAATCTTCCGTCGATGGTATGTTGATGGGAGACTTTTTTATCATAAGGTAATCGATCCTAAAAACCCTAGAGGTGGAATGATCGAACTTAGATATATCGACCCTCGTAAGATTCGTAAAGTAACTGAGTATGAGGAAAAGAAACCTGGTGAGTTAAGAGGTGTTGATCTTAATACTCAACTCACACAGAAATCAGCATCCTATTTCTTATATAATCCAAAGGGATTGAAGAATAGTACCAATCAAGGTATGAGGATTGCTCCTGATTCTGTGACATATTGTCACTCTGGTATTCAAGACCTTAACAAGAACATGGTCTTGTCTCACTTACATAAAGCAATTAAGGCAGTCAATCAGTTAAGAATGATTGAAGACTCTCTTGTTATCTACAGATTATCAAGAGCACCAGAAAGAAGAATTTTTTATATTGATGTAGGTAACCTTCCTAAGAATAAAGCGGAACAATATCTACGTGAGGTAATGGGTCGTTACAGGAACAAACTTGTATACGATGCAAATACTGGTGAGATCAAGGATGACAAGAAGTTCATGTCTATGCTTGAGGACTTCTGGTTACCTAGAAGAGAAGGTGGAAGAGGAACTGAGATTACTACATTACCTGGTGGTCAGAACCTTGGAGAACTAGAAGACGTTAAGTACTTCCAGAAGAAACTATACAAATCACTCAACGTTCCTAACTCAAGATTAGAGACAGAGACTACATTTAACATTGGTCGTGCTGCTGAGATCACAAGAGATGAGGTTAAGTTCCAGAAGTTTGTCGCAAGATTGCGTAAGAGATTTGGTGAATTATTCATAGACCTTCTTAAAACTCAATTAGTTTTAAAAGGTATTGTTTCCATTGAAGAATGGGAAGAGATGAAAGAGCACATTCAATTCGATTATATTGCTGATAACTATTTCACAGAATTAAAAGAGATAGAAATCCGTAACGAAAGAATGAATGAAGTTAACCAAATAGATCCCTATGTTGGTAAATACTTCTCTATTGATTACGTTCGTCGTCAAGTACTTAAACAGACTGACATTGAGATTAAGGAAATTGATAAACAGATTGAACAAGAAATGGCAGATGGTCTAATTGCTGATCCTGCAATGGAAATGGAGATGATGGCAGGTGGGGATCCATCTGCAGGTGGAGCACCTGGAGGACCAGATGGTGCTCTTGCACCTGACACATCTTCCGTAGTCACCCCTGCTGATCAGCGCAAAGGTGAATTTTAGATAAATAAATAAGAACGTGGAGTTATTATGCCTAGTGAAATAGCACAATCTATTGTGAATAGTATCTTTGCCGATGAGAAATCTAAGGCAATAGAGACAACTAATGATGCTTTGAGTGCAGCTACCTATGATGCAATTCAAGCAAAGAAACTTGAGTTTGCTAAGGACTGGGGTTTCGACCTTGGTGATACAGGACAAGCTGCTGCAGATGATATTGCTGCCAAAGTTTCTGATGGTCAAGAACCACCAGAGCTTGCACCTACTGCTGGTGAAATAGCAAATCAAGAAGCAGAACAGGAAGAAGTTCCTGATCCACTACCACCGAATACCGCAGTGGTAGATTCTATCGAACCTATAGAGGAACCAAAAGATGAGACTAATAGCTGAAGAAATAACCGAAGTTAACTTTCTATCCGAAGAAAAGAATGGAAAGAAGTCACACTTTATAGAAGGTGTCTTTCTACAGGCAGAGATATCAAATAAGAATGGTCGCAAGTATCCATTCAGAACTCTCGAAAGAGAAGTTGCTAAATATGATGAGGGTTATATCCGTAAGGGTCGTGCTCTTGGTGAGTTAGGACATCCAGATGGACCTTCCATCAATCTGGATAAAGTATCTCACAAAATAGAATCTCTTAGAGCAGAAGGTAATAATTTTATTGGACGTGCAAAGATTCTTGATACACCTATGGGCAACATTGCCAAGTCATTACTCGATGAGGGTGTGAGTCTCGGTGTTTCCAGTCGTGGTATGGGTTCTCTTCGTAAAGAAGGTAACACTAACATAGTACAGGATGACTTTATGCTTGCAACTGCTGCTGATATAGTAGCAGATCCATCAGCTCCCGACGCTTTTGTCGATGGAATCATGGAAGGAAAGGAGTGGGTTTGGGATAATGGCATACTCAAAGAGTCTGCGGTTGCTCAAATCAAACAAGAAATTGATCAAGCAACTCTTATAAACATTCAAGAACGGAAAGTCTCCGCATTTGATAAGTTTTTAAGAAGTTTGTAATTTATAAATAAACATAGACAAACGCTAATACGACGGAGTTTAAACAAATGTCTGAGACCTCTACTAAAGAGCTAGATTCAATGGAAAAAGTGACCGAAGACGCAGCTACTGGTTCTACAGCAATCAAGAAAGGCGCAACTGCAGGAGAAAAAATTGATACTTCTGGAGCAAAACATACTGATATTGGTGGAACAGATAGTTCATCAGAAGAAGGTGCTAAGGGTACGAAGAACCTTGGTGCATCTGCTGCTGGATCTACTTCTGTTGAAGGAGATAAGTCGATTAAGACTAAGCCTTCTGACGCTGGTACTGGTAACGTAGGTGCTGCTTTGTCTAATAAGATCTTCGATTCGGAAGAAAAAGATGGGGAAACAATCCAAGAAGAGCCAAGCACTGAAGAAGCCAAGTACGACTTTAGTGAAGATGTTGACGCTCTTGTCTCTGGTGAAGAACTCTCAGAAGAATTCCGAGTAAAAGCGAAGACACTTTTTGAGGCAGTTGTAACTCAAAGAGTTAACGAAGAGACTAAAACTCTTCAAGAGGCTTTTGAATCTGCCTTGACTGAAGAAGTCGAAAAGGTTAAAACAGAATTGGCCGAGAAGGTTGATGACTACATCTCTTATGCTGCAAAGCAGTGGTTAGAAGAAAACGCACTTGCTGTAGAGCATGGTATCAGAGTGGAGATGGCAGAATCATTTACTGAAGGGCTCAAAAAGTTATTCGTGGAACAGAACTTTACTGTTCCCGAAGAAAAATTCAACCTACTTGACGGTATGGCTGAAGAGTTAAATGGTATGGAAACAAAGCTCAACGAACAGATCGACACCAACGTCTCATTGAATAAGAGAATTGGTGAGTTTGTTAAAATGGAAATTGTGAACGAATGTGCTACTGGACTTGCTGAAACCCAAAAGGAGAAGCTTGTTTCATTGGCAGAAGGGGTTGAGTTTGAAAATGAATCAGACTTTAAAAACAAAGTCGAAACTATCAAGGAATCATACTTCACTAGGAAGGCCGAGACTGCAGAAACTGCGGTTGAACCCACCGAAGAAGCATCTGCACCTTTGGTAGAAAACAACGAAACTGGTACGATGTCTAAGTACGTCGATGCGATTTCTCGTTGGTCCAAATAATAAATCACTTTAAGGAATTAAAAAACTAATGTCTAACATTAAACAACTCCAAGAAAAGTGGGCCCCTGTTCTTAATCACGATGCTCTTCCAGAGATCGA